TAAATAAGCGTTCTCCTTGTGATACCACGTAGACTATACGATTTTGTTCGTTTATTTGGCGTTCTTCTACTGTAACTTGAACCATTACAGGTGGGTCTGGTGGGTCGGGCTGGTTTAGAAATATATACAAACCCATACCTACGCTTATACAGAAAGTAATTAGTGCTGTAAAAGTTATTGTCGGTTCGACAGACCACATACTACGACCATCTCCTCTTGTTACACGATAGTCATACAACATTACAAACCACAGTATCCAAACGGTTGCCGAAAATAAAAGGAAAATTGGGAGAAAATGTAAAATATAGTTCATATGTCAATCACTCCTCTCGTTTATACCATGTCCATTTTTCTCTTTTGAAAACAATGGGACAGTTTCCCGTAAATCTTGTATTGTTTCTCTTTTCTTGCGTGCCACATCGCCGTTTCTTATGCGGATTATTTTTTCAAAATATGAACAACATGACCCAAGTAAGCGGTTTGTGTAACGTCTGTCTTCGCTAGTTAAATCCTTGTCATATTCCCAATATGCTGAACAAACTTTGACAATGACCGCGTCTTTGTATTTAACTTCGTTAGAATATATTTCAACACCGTTAAATAAAATAGCTTTTGGATTATTGGGTAGATAAAACACCTCTTTAGCGTAATCAAAAATTTCTTCTAACGTTTGTGGTCCATTATTGTTAAAATCATTTATCTCGAACATACCCGTTAAATCTATTTTTAATCGCCTAACATCAATAATATTTTGCACAAAATCACGGTAAAATAGCACGATGACTATGATACTGATAATGTTAGTAAAAACTAAAAATCCTATCATTTTAACACCCCCAACAGATTATTTTCGTACTCGCAATCGCAAAATTCGCCGTTTTCATCTTCGAACCATTGGAAGTTCCATGTGCAGACATCTTCATACTCTCTGTGCCAATAGGTTTCTCCATCGCTATCAATTCTGCACTCTTCAAACAGTAATTCTCTATCTAAGTAATTGCAATCGCTACATTCCTCATATGGAAACATCGTTATTCCTCCTTTTCTTTGTTCCTCCGCTCGTCTATGCGTAATAGAATTTTTATAAATATGTAAAGTACAACTCCTGCAAAGAACGATACTATGGAAAAGATTAAAATGTCGTACACTATAGACTCGCTAACTATAGCCCAAAAATCTGTAGCTATGGTCCAAAAATCTTTACCTTCGTAGCTGCTTTCCATGAATGTCAGACCCACGAAAGCTATTATCATTGCTGTAAGTATTGTACCTATACAACCAACCCATTGGAACAAACTACTCCAAAAAACAAGTAAATATGCAATCTTACCTTCAATACCTAAAGTTGCAAAATCTATTGTGTTGTCGCTTGGGTTTTTTCTTTTCATTCTTCAACCCCCCTCTCTTTCAAAATAAAATCTAACTTCGTGTGGATTAGGTATAACCACCTCAAAGCGGACAGCGTTCCTATATGTAACGCTATCTCGTTGCAATACATTGGGGAAATTTGCTATATCTTCCCTAAATTGCTCAATGTCCAGTGTTCCTTTTCTGTGATTACATGGGCGGCAAGTGGGTAGCATATTATCTAACGTATCGCTACCACCCTTGCGGAGCGGCTGTTTGCCTGTCGGCAGACAGGTGGTCTATCTGCATATCTTTGATTGCTAAATCACAACCGCAATAGGCACAATGCCCCCCCCAACTTCCGTGAATTTGTCCACGTTCTTTGGGAGATAACTTTCTTCGCTTGTAGTCCATTTTTAGTCCCCTTCTTTCTTCATAAAAGTCCGCCTTTGCCTGTCCCAACGATAAGTGCCGAATTTTGAGTTATTGAGGTAACTTCGGCGATATTCGCAATTTTGGCATTTTAAGCGTTTGTATTCTTGCTTTTTCTCGGTATAATGTTCAAACAACATACATACCAAAGGTATAAGAAACAAAATTGTTGCAAAAACTATTATATAACCTAACATTTTTACACCCCTTTCGGCATATCGTCCCAAGTTCGCCCTTGTAAAAGACAACCTGCCTTTTTCTTATTTTTGCCGCCCCATTGCTTGAAATAAAAAGCCACGTTTTGCTCTTCGCATTGTTTTTTGATGTTTAGCACCCAATCTTCTTGCATTGTGCGTGCGTTTGCTCCGCTTTCACCGCCTACTATTGCCCAATCAATGCCATATAAATCTAACTGGTTGCCCACATCTTGCAAAAGCGGCTCGAACGAAATAAATTTAATTTTCGCTGCAGTGTACCTTAACATACTTATTCCTGCCATCGTTTTTGCTTCCCCATTCTCAATCGTTGTACCAAGCCAAATATTTTTTGACCACGTTAATTTTTCCATTTGATTGCTTAATCCACGGTGGATTCGTTTGGTTAGCACTTGGAAAATGTGTTGAGGATTTTCGTTCATAACCGCAAAAACCTTTTGTATAAAACCGTCTGGTACGTCCTCGTGGAATAAATCCGACATCGAGCAGACGAAAATTCGCCTTGGCTTTTTCCACTTATATGGCTCATTTAGGGCGTTTACGTGTAATGTAACGGTAAAATTGTTCGCATATTTCGCATTGCCCATTTTATACAGACGATTCGCCATTTTTTCGGCGTAGCAATTCTTGCAGCCGTCTGAAATTTTTGTGCACCCTGTGATTGGGTTCCAGGTTGTGTCTGTCCATTCTATTTTGCTATTTTGTGCCATTTTTTGTTTCCTCCTCTTCATTATTTTCGTGGGTTGCTTCAATGCCGACTCCACTTAAAGCAGCAACCATATATCGCAACATCAAGCCGCTCAGTAAAGGGAAAATTCCTATTCCCAGCATCTTAAACAAATTGTCCTTATCTTCATACGGAAAACTTCCATTCATCATAAATGAGCCTATTATAAGCAATCCCACAATACCAATCATTGCTAGAAAGAATAACTTTCCATAAAAGATATAAATCTCTACCGATTTTCCTAATTGTGTTTTTTTGTTATTTTTCATTTTTTGTTTCCTCCTTTGAGAGATTGATTTTTATTATAATGCTTTCGATATTCGCAATTATCGCAGTCTGTGTAATATGTTGGATATTCGTATTTACCTGCCCGTCCGGCAGGCGGGTAGGCATTTTTTTAGGGTCTTCAAATATCCAACAAAATGCTACTATTAACGCTATAAATGTTGTTATTGCTAGATAAACTGCCATTTTATCACTCCTTTTTGCTGAAAACTTCCTCTATTGGCTTTTGTTCAAACATTTCACAAGTAAAACGGAAGTCTGTTACGGTGTGTACCTTGTGTTTCGTACAAGCATATTGAAAGCCGTCAGTGCAAGTTTCCAAACGTATAAACTTGCAAATTCCACACTGCTTTTTTACTTCTCTGGGCTTTGGTTTGGGGCGTTTGCCAAAAAGATAGCTTATCAAATTTACTTTTTCGCTTTTGTAGTAGTCTTTTCGGCTTTTGTAATTTCGTGTTTCTCTTACTAAGTAAGCTAAACCCCAAATTGGAACAAACACGGTAAACACAGTAAAGAATATTGCGACACCTTCATCAACTTTGAAGATGCTCACTAAAATGTAGCCTATCGCATTTGCTAGATGTACACCCAATATTGTTAAAATTACTATTGTGTACCATTGCATATTATTTCAACTCCTTTCTCGTAGTTTCGTTGAGTTGTCTTTCCAAACAAATTGGATTGCTTGGGCATTCTTGACATATCCCAAAAATTGTTATGGAGCTACCATCGGAATATTTCTTAAATATCGGTTTATATTCATCGGTTTGTTTTATACAGGATTTGCAGTTTGCTTTTATTTTGCGGAGTTGTCGTTTGTACTGTCTTAGCGGTATATTCATCCACCATACTGGGATAAACAGCCCAAGGCTTCCTACAATCCATATTATTAGAACTTCATAGTTCATTGAAATTTCTCCTTTCAAGCGGAGCTAGCGAATCCATGTTGCTTTTTGCCAATTTATACAATACTAAAGCACGTTTCGTTCTCGCTTACTTAATTTCTTCGGCTGTTCAAATCTTCACAGCTGTCCATGAAACAATTTGTTTCTCGTTTCTTTGGTTCTATAAAGTTTAGCTTGTATGGGCAAAGATTGCATTTTTCTAACTCTTTGTTAGCTACTTTTTTATTACCAAGACTATATATGGCTATTGTAAGTACCACCATTATCGCCAATGGAAACGCAAATACAGTCATAAGCACCCAACAAAAAATCGTTTCTACTGTAAATGCTTCAGTCAAAGACCTTATTTCAAAGCCATCTTCTACAAAAAAGCCTAACAGCATGACTATAGTAATAACACTTGTTACTGCTAGATAAATCCATAAAACAATCATCGTTTCTTCTCCTTTCGCCTGTCTGCCATTAGCAACAACTCGGGGTTGTCGCCTGCCTGTCGGCAGACAGGTGGATATTGCCGATTACCTCATAATCTTCAGTATTTGACAGCCTAGTTCGACAACTGGGTATTTCTACATTTGATACGCAAGTTTTATAAAATCCTGATAAAGGCTCTACCCAATGCACAACTAAATATTTATGGTTTAATGTGCAACCCGTTTCGGTTTTTAATATATCGCCATCAAAAATTAATTTGCCGTTTTTATCTTTTTGCCATGTACAAAGCCCTATTGTTTGGGGGTCAACTTGTCTAGGTCTTTTTATAATAAGATACCCACCCTCATCGGTTTCTGTGCGGTAAGTATCGTCCATAATATAAGTTTCGGGATCAGTACAAATATAGTTGCCATAATACCACTCCACCTCTGTTTGATGGCCATGTGCTTCTTCGCCTCGCCAATCCGTTTCAATACCACGACCCCTGCACAAAATTTCGTTCATGTTAATTCTCCTTTACGTGTCTAGTTATTGGTCGATACTTTACAACCTTTATTACTTCTTGATAGCTTTCTACCTCTACTGGCAACTGGCTTTCAAAGTCGTTATACATTTCTGCATCACGTGCCTCGCGCCATTCAACGCTAAATAATCTGCATGAATCTCCAGGCTCGCTTATCCGTACTATTGTGGTCATGCTATTGTACCACCTATCGCACTCGTCTGGTTCTGACTTGTACTCATACGTGGCGTATTCAGTTACAAGGTCTGCAACTTCTACGTCTGTTAAGGTTTCGCCACGGTCTATTTTTGCAAGAATTTCTTGCTCCCATTTTTCGTTCACGTTAATTCCTCCATTAGTTTTATTTGCCCTGTAAACGGCAATAGTTTTTGATTTTGTTTTTTTCTTGTTGCCCAATTTTCACAGTAACTTTCCGAGGACATTAGAATGCAAAGTTTGTGTGTATTACAAAAACCTCCATAAAAATCCGTTTTGCGATGCTTGCAATTATCACAACAGTGCAGTCTTTCCTCATAAACTCGTCTAGCCAATGAGTTATCCCCTTTCACGCTTCAATTATCCGCAACTCTAGTGTATAATCTGCCCTAAAGTGCTTGGCTTTCCAGTTGAATAGGCTAGTTGCCTTGCCTTTTACATCTTCTGCCCAAATATGCTTGTCTTTATCGATTACCTCAAAATCGGCGACCTGCCCGCCGGCAGGCGGGTATAATATCCTATCAACTTGTCTTCTTTGGAATATAGTGCATATTTGGGCTGTACCCGAAACTCTCGTATTTCGCCTACTTTTTTCAATAATTTCAATTCTTGGTAACGACGGGCTTCGGCTTGGCTAGCAAATGCGATATTATCTATTACTATTTTGCGGTTGCCATACTTGTTGAAGTTCATGACAAACTCCCTTTTTTAGGATTAAATCCGCTTTTGCTTAATATTTCGTAAATAAATTGTCGCCCCTTTTGTGTCCATCTTGTTATAATTGCGGCGTTTTCAGCTGTTTCGCTGTCAGTGTAGCCGTTTCCTCGGTGTTTTACGCATAAAATCCACTGATTATTTTGTTTGTATTGAACCTTGCATTCCTGCAACAGTTCGTTTAACTGCTGACCTGTCATTTCATAATCAGCGGCTATTTGCGTTATTGTTACCGTGTTTGGACTTGCAAGCACTTTGTCGGCGTATTCGGCTTTTGGCTTTAGTTCGGCTATTGTGGTGGTTAATTCGTTGATTTTGTTGTGTGATATTTTTAACGCTCTCGCCATGACTAACTCGGGGCTGTTCCATTGTTTTTCTACCTCGATGAAATATTGGCGGACTTGCTTGCCACGCTTGCTACGATGGAGCATGGTTATTGCCTTGGCTACGTCCAATTTTATTGCGTGGTCGGTATAGGTTGTTTTGTTGCCTTGAGCTGTTACTCTTTTTTGAGTAACAGCCACAAAATCAACGTTTTCGATTAAATCCTTTTTAAGCCTATTAAACCAATCGTTGTATCTGGTTTCTACTTCCAAAAATTCATGTAGCGTTCTTCCGCTTATTGTTGGGTTTTCGCCCTCATACGTTACTTTTATTAGATTATTCATTGGTCTGCCTCTTTCTATAGTTTAATTTCATAGGCTCGGATTTCTTCCCATAGCCAAGTACAAAAGTTTCTCAATTCATTTAGTGGTATTTGGGAAGGATCCAATCTGCCAATATCGCTAGGTTTTATTGCAACAGCTTTTGTTGGAGTGCTTGGTATTGCAAATTTTTTTAACTCCGCCACATTATACAATGTGTTTTTCTTTAATATCCATTTTGCACGATTCACTGGGTCTTTACCATTTAATTTTAAGGCCAGTGCAACATCTTTTAGAATTACCCAAAACTCGCCGTCGTACTTACGCCAACGTATTTGTTGCTTGCCATAATGAGAAAAGTGCCATTCTTCATTTGTAAATACTATTGTAGTAAGTCTTAGCCACTCTTCAAAGGAGTGGTTATACCATTTTTTCTCTTTTTTATCCCTACAGTGAAAATAATGCTTTAACATAAGAAAGCAAAGATACTCAGCAAAGGCAGTACCTGCCCGTCCCCCTTTTTCAATTATTTTCAAAGCATCATAGCCAGTTATTATACTATATTGCTTGAATTTTTTCGTGTCCTCAATAGTATTTGTTAGCACTTCTATTGACGGAACTTTATTGGATGTTAGCATTTCTAACGTGTTTTCGTAGTTATACCGTTCCGCTATATCCTTTGCTACAAGGTAAATTTTTTGTTCAAACTCCAGTATGCGGAACTTGTGATTTTGTATCGTAATAATTTTGCTTTCTACTTTGGGTACGGTTGGTAGCGAATTTTGTTTAAGCTGCTTCTTGAAGAATTTTTGTCCCTTTTCCGTTAGTACCGTTTGTGATGCCCACGCTTTTATCTCAAACAGTCCCTCATCCACACGATTGGGATTTGGCAATAGTTTGCCATTTTTGCGGTAAAGATAATTTTCGTCTACCAATTTTTGGGTAAATTCTCGTGGCGGCAAGTTGCATTGTAAGGCTATTTCGCTAAAACATTGCGAATCATTTGATTCGTCCGCTTTGACGTATCGGTTGTTTATTTTTTGCTGTAATTCAGCGTTTTGTTGCTGTAACGATTGCCGCTGTTGTTGCTCCGATTTTAGGGTGTTTGCTAATTGGATTATCGTATCGGGATTTAACAACATTTCTTCCAACTCCATTTTTGCATTTGTCATATACATTCTCCTTTATTTTTTATAGTGCCAGCTGCTCTTGTTTGTCGTTATTATCTTGCCTGTCGGCAGACAGGTCAACTGTGGCGTAAATTCCCATTTTATTTAATATTGTATTGATGAACAACCGCCCTTTTTGTGTCCATTGTGTTGACATTGTTGCTGTAACTTTGCCCGTTTTATTGCTCGTATACTCATATGTGGCACTTTTCGTATAGCCGCTGTCTTGGTATTTGCTAATTAAAACCCATTGATTGCCAACTTTCCATTGCACACCTTGGCTACGCAAAATTTCATTTAACTTTTTGGCGGACATTTTATAATCAGCAGCTATTTGCGTGACTGTTACACTATTTTGGCTAGATAGGATTGTGTCAGTGTATTCGGCTTTTGGTTGCAACTCCGCTATTTTAGCAGTGTTTTCCTTTTCTTTTTGCTCTAACAGGCTATTTTGTTCCTGTAAAGTTGCACTTTTTTGACGTTCGTTTTTTAGGTCGGTGGCAAGACGGATTATTGTGTCGGGGTTTAGTAAAACCTCTTCTATTTTACTTGGCGTTAGGTAGCCACCGTGCTTTCGGATTTGTGGCAGGACTTCGCCCGCTATCCATTTTTGAAATGGTAATGCTGTTGACTTGTCCGAACGCCCAAGGAAAAAGTATAAACCTTGTTCCGATAATATGCTCATCTCTTGGTTTCCGCTAGGGGTAACAACAGATGTTACCCCTCTCCATTCTTGTGGAACGTGGGCGATTCTTTGCACTCCATTCCATGTGTAGCCCAAACTTTGAGCTACATCCTTTGCCACAAACCATGGCTCGCCGTTAATTTCTATAGTGCGTATTTTGCCAAAATCGGCATTTTCAAATATTGTTAAATTTGTCATTTTGCATGACTCCTTTCCTCAACTGCTAATAAAATACACAAGTAGTGCAAATACGGCAGATGTTATTATTATTGATATTATTGCAAGCCACATTTTCAAGTTGGCTTTGCGTTCTTCGTGTATTCGCCTTGCTCGCCTATTTGGCGGATAGTGGCCTGTCTGCCGACAGGCAGGTAGCAATCTTCACAGTTACTTATTTCTCGCCGTTTCATTAGTTCAAGGCGACGTTGCTCGGATAAATCCTCGTTTTGTTTTGGACAATTTAGACAAATAGCATAATCGTCATATCGGAAATCTTTGTGATGTCGCCAACTGGTAAGAAAATGGTATTTTTTCAAGGCTGTTCCTCCGTTTGACTTTTATAAATTGCTTCAATCCAGCTGCTTATCTCCTGCAAAATTAGTTACGTTTCGTTTGCAGGGTTAAATTGTTTCAATATCTCGCAATAAAGCCTCATATAATCGGCGATGTCTCCTGCCTCGCCGTTTCATTAAATCTAGTTAGGATTGCTTAGTGATACTGCCAATTTGTATTGCTCGCTTTCGGGTGCCATTAAATATAGCCAAATATTTAACTCTGGATTATCATGCAAATTACCGATAATTTCAGCATCCAAGGTTGTGTTATTCAATAAATGGTGATAACGCAACGGTCTCAATCCACCACTACCCTGTAGCTGAAAACTACCATCTTCAAAAACAACGGGATTTACTCGGTCTTCTTCGTATTTCAGCATATCTCCCTCGAATATTGGGTTGCCGTTTTTATCTCTCATGCCCGAATATAATCCAACTGTTGTAGGGTCAATTAAGGCAATGAATTCGCTTGAAAACCCTAATGATTCTAGCAAACTCCACTCGTGCCATTTCCCTTCAACTTTCCCACGAAACCTCCAATTAGTAACCTCATGAATATTCATTTTTATTTCCCCTTTCGGCTATCGTGCCAAATTCAAAAATTTAGTAAACTGCTCCAAGAACAGCAATTTTACCACGCCTGTTGCTCCGTTGCGGTGCTTGGCAATTATCAATTCCGCCACGCTCGGCTCTTCGGTTTCGGCATTATAATATTTATCTCGGTACAAAAACGCCACTATATCGGCATCTTGTTCTATTGCACCGCTTTCACGCAAATCCGATAATTGCGGACGTTTATTTTGCCTTTGTTCCACCGCTCGGCTTAATTGGGCAGCTACTATTATTGGAATATCCAACTCCAACGCTAGACTTTTTAAGGATCGTGATATTTCCGATATTTCTACTTGCCGATTTTCGGCTTTTCTTGTTGACGAGGTCGTCATTAATTGCAAATAATCGATTATTATCAAGCCAAGATTTTGCTCCGTTTTTAGCTTGCGACACGCCGAACGCAAGGCTGTTACGTTGATTGCTGGCGTGTTCATTATATGCAACGGAAAATTTTCATATTTGTAAAAAACATCCATAGTGTCCACAAGTCTGTCCCAATCTTCGTCTGATAGATTGCCTGTTTTGTAGGCTGTGCTATCGATTCGTGCGTGAGTGCATAATATTCTGTTTGTAAGCTGTCGCTCGGACATTTCCAATGTGAACACAGCTGTTGGAATCCGCTGTTTTGCCACATTTTCGGCGATATTTAGCAAAAACGCCGTTTTTCCCATGCTTGGACGTGCGCCAATCAATATTAAATCTGATTTTTGCAAGCCAGCCGTGATTATGTCAAAATCTATGAAAGTTGTTTCAATGCCTGTAAACTTGCTTTTGGATTTACTGCGTTCGTTCAATTCGTCAATGGATTCGTTCATTAAATCCACAAATGGCTTGTGCGGATTGGCTTGTTTCGTGGAAAGTTCAAATATTCCTTTTTCGGCTTGATTTAGCAAGTCGGATATATTTTCGTGCTGGTAGGCTTTTTCCGATAACTCTGTTGACAGTTTTATCAAGGCTCGTGCTTTGGATTTTTCTGCTACAATTTTTGCGTAATTTGCGGCATTCGTGCTTGTGTAGGTCGTTTCGGTGGTTTTAGAAATTTCTTGGATATATTCAAAACCTCCGATTTGTTCGAAAAGTCCTTTTGAAACTAGCTTTTCGCATAATGTTACGCTGTCTACTGGCGTGTTTGCGTTGTAGAGTTCAATTATTGCGGCGAAAATGGCGTTATTTTGCGGTTGATAGAAATCTCCAGTTTGCAAATATTCGAGAGCCGTTCCTATTTTTTCGTTGTCAACAAGCATACTTGCCAAAATGGCTTGTTCGGCTTGCTTGTCGTTTGGCGGAATTTTAGCTAATCCTGCAAAGTTTGGGAATTTTGGAAATTCTTCGATACCGACATTGTCAATTTTGGTTTCGTTTTTTGGCAAATTTGCCATTGCTACCGTGTTTTCGAACTTTTTGGGAGTATAAAATTCTCTGCACGTTGCTATTGCCTTGTTTATTGTGGCTGTGCGGTAATCTTCACGTTCCCATTTTTTACGATATAGTGCTGATTGTCGGAATAATGCGTCAATTTCGGCAAAATTACCTTGGCAATAAAAAGCTAGTTTGTTGCATAATGTTAAATCTGCACTGCTGTCATCGTTGTTGCAACTGCTTATGTCGCCATTATCGTATAGGGCTATGAAATCTGCTCCGTTTTTTGCGTTTCTTGCTATGTTGAGTATGTCGATGTTTAGCGGTTGCCCACCTGCCATACGAGCAGGTGTTATTGCAGGTCGAGCATTTTCAACTTTTTGTACAGGCGGTTTTATTGGCTTTTTCATGTATTTATCCAAAAACTGCAACAACTGCGGAGTCTGGTCGGTAATATTCAACGAAGTTACCGCATCGCCTGTGTAGGTAAAATAGCGGTTGGTAAACTTTGCAATGTAACATTCAAGCCCATTTTGCGGATTTTTTTGGTAGTAATCGCCGTGTAATTTGCCTTCGACTTGCGGCACTTTGGAAATATCACAGGTAAATATTATATGATAACCGCCGTTTGGGCTTTTTTCCGCATACGTGCCTTTGAACATTTCCAATATATTTTGGCTTTCTTGCAACTTTACAGGGTCGCCTTTTATATCAATATCGATTCCACATAAGCCTAATGTCTCGTCAAACATAAAGCCTAATCCACCGCCGTATTGATTTTGGGCAACATTAGCAGTTTCAAAGTCGCTCCATGTGATACGGTCGTTAGATTTGGCAGGTTGCCCTGTTTTGGCGTTTATTGGGATTTTATTGTTATCTCGGCGATTCCAACATACCCATATTGGGTATTCTTTGATTTTTAACATTTTTGCCGTCCTTTCTGCTATTGTGTATATTGTGTTGTGTATGCTACATTATTTTCGCCTACCTGCCGAACAGGCAGGTCTTCTTTTTTGATGCTGATAGTTCCAATGTGCTGTTAAAAAATCTGTTTTGCTTGGTTCTTCGCCGTTTTCGTTGAGTAAGGCATTGTAAACATTAACTCCGCCTGTTTGGTAGTATTCTTCGCTGTCTAAGTCGTGCTTTTCGCAAAAATTTAAGTATTTTCGCAGATTTATCATACTCATGCGGTCAACTCCTCTCTGTTGCTAGTTGTGTTAAATAATTCGTGTGTGCCGTTCTGTAATGCCAATTCCTCGTCTGAAACTTGATAGCCTAAACTACACAACAATTCATACAGCAAATTTAGTTTGGTGTTGTTTTCATGATTGTAGGAGTAGTTAAAATACATATATTTGTTGTTTTCCAGCCTTAAATAGGTAACTGTAAACATCAACTGCATTGTTGACATATTATCAAGGCATAAAACACGGCGTTGTGTACTTGCGTAGCTTTCCCTGCCCGTCCGGCAGGCGGGGGGTTGTTCTTCCTTTGGAATATCGCTATTATCAAGTTCCCAATCATATGGAAGATTTTCAACACCGATAAAATTTTCAAAAATTTGTTTATCCATTTGCCCCAAATTTTGTGCAAATACTGGCATTGCTACTTTTTCAATATTTTCCCTGTTGCTACTATGAAATCCGCTAAAATCCCTAGCAAACGCCATTCGCAAGTTGTAACATTTTTTTGCTAATTCTTGCAACTGCTCACGGCGGTGCGTTTCGGCTTGTTCGGATTGTTTTTGCTCAATTTCAGCTGTTGCTTTTTGGTCGTATTCGTTCCAATCTGCCACGTAAAGGTCGATACAACCGTTATTGTCAAGATTATAGTAATATTGCACGGTTTCGCTATCTTCAGGCGATTCAAAATCTTCGTATGCCGTTGTTTTGTGGCGGATTGATTTATATAAAATCACATTATCTTCATCCGTAATTGTGGTTATTTCTATTGCAAATTCCTGTATTTTTGCCAAAACTTCTGAACGCATTTTGTCAGCTTGCTCCCGCTCGATTGCATCTTGCAAACGAAAATTAAAATTATGCGTTCCAATGCTCTCCAAAACCTTGTTTTTTAGCGTAATGTCGGTTATTTTGTCAAGTTCGGCGTAATCGGATAAAGTTGCTCCACGTTCGGCGGCTTGCTGTAGCTTGGTTTGGTCGAGGGCGGCTATTTTTTTGCGACTGCGGATCGTTGTTTGCGAAAGCCCTGTTTGTTCGGCTATGCTTGCTACTGTTTCGCCTAAATCTAGCATTAACTGGATTCCTTGGGCTTGTTCGATTAGTGTTAAATCCACACGTTGCATATTTTCTAACAACATTGTTGATAACTGCATTTTTTCATCCATTTCCACAACTGCACATGGGACGGTTTCTAGCCCTGCAAGTTTTGCAGCAGCTAATCGGCGATGTCCGATAATTACCGTGTAACCTTGACCTGCCCGCTCGGCAGGCGGGCGGATTGCCGTTATTTCGCTGTTTCGCCAGTTGCTGTCGTCCTCTTTTATAACAGACTTTACCACTGTTAAATTTTGGAATATTCCGCTTGTAGCAATGCTTGCAGCTAGTTCCGTTAAATCCCCTAAATCTTTTCTTGGATTGTTTGGATGTGGGATTATTCTATCGATTGCTATGTTTTCAATCATGTTAATTCTCCTATCTTTTGGGCAGTGCGATAATTTTTGTCGTTGTCAACGTAGATGTTTTCCACATATTCTCCTGCCATTTCGTAAATTCGGCTGCCTGTGGCTTCGTCAATTTCCAAAACCTCGCTAGAATACAGTTCCGATGAGATTATCATTGATTTTTCAGCGTTATAGCGTTCGTTTATTATTTCAAACGCAAGCATAATATCTGCTGATGTCGGCATTTTGCCTTGCTCTGTTTTGAAAAAATCGTCTATGTATAAAACATCAACATCTTTTAACGGTTGCACGGCTTGGTAATATTCAAAATCGCTAGTAACCACCGCTTTTATTTTTCTTGATGCACTCAACCACGGCATATATTTTACCGATTTTCCTTGCGTTAAAAAGTAACTTAACATTGCTGTGCAAAGATGCGTTTTTCCTGCTCCGCTTTGTCCACCGATATAAAACCAGTCGTTTGTTCCCAAACAAAATTTTTCTGCCTTGAGTTTTAGTTTCGCTTGCCAATGCTCGGCGGTTTTGTAATTGTCAAAGATTAGTTTTGCGTACTTGCTATTGTTTAATCCGCTATTTTTCAAGCGTTGGTAACGGTTTTCTTCTTCTAAAATTTTTGCAACCTCTATGTGGGAATAATTGTTTGTAGGTGTATGGTCAATAGACGTTTCCCGATGTTGGCGGTGGGCGATTTGCTCGCTCTGCTGCCGCTTGCTGGATAGTTTTTGTACTTCCACTATATCTTGAATTATTGCCATTGGTGGTTTCCCCTTTCATTTTCATAAAAATTGTGTCGTAATTTTCTCGTAATCCGCTTGTACTTTGGATTGTTTTTCGCCAAAAATCGTCTTCAAAGGCGAATTTTGTTAATTTTCTCAATTCGTTTACAGGACGTTTGTCTAATCGGATTGCTCTGTCAATATGCACGCACCATTCTTGAAATTTGGGGTCGTTCTCCGATTTGGGGGCTTTTTTGTTGTTCGGATTAAATTCAAGCACCTTTTCCATGACGTATTTTGTGCATCTGTATTCAATGCTTTCGGGCGGAAATACTTTTTTATCTTTTAGTTTTGTTTCTTTTTTGCCTGCCCGCTCCCCGCCTGCCGGACGGGCAGGGGCAGGCGGGTCCGCCCTATCGGTCGGACGAGAGAGAGTTTTTTTATCTTTCTCGATATCGACTTCTTCTTTCGAGTCCACAATGACCCCTCCTGTGGACTTAGAATTTGTTTCTCGAATATTCGAATCTTTGAAATGATTCTCTCTCGTCTGACTGTTTTCCGAAATTTGATTTTGGGCATTACTAATAAGCCTATTACCCGCCTGCCGGACGGGCAGGTCCACTAGAGAATATTTAGGTTCTATGCTGATGTTTGGCTGTGTTTGGGCGGCATTTTCTTGGATTTGCTTTGAAGTTAGCAATGAATATTTTTTGAAGATTTCTTGGTTGAAAAATCCAACCTTGACCGCCATATTGATTGTTTCTCGTATTGTGCCACTTTTTAGTTTTGTTTCACTAGCGACACAAGATACAAGTTCTTCGGTAAACTCTATGTGGTAGCCTGTTTCGTATATTTTGCCTAACAGCGATATTATCACGCCTATTGAACTAACTCCACAAGCCACTACTAGTTGTTGTACTTCCGATTTTTTTATAAAATTCACATCTAGCATATAGTTTTGCCCGACATTTCCTGTCAGCAGCATATGATTATTCCTTTCCACGATGTAGTACACCCTAGCCACATATCTAAGCACCTCAACGTCAACACACTTTAGTACACCCTCGCCACGTATCTAAACACCTCAACGCTAACACATAACAGTACACGGATTATTCCACGCATCTGTACACCCTAACGCCAACACATTTTAGTACACCGCCAGCACGTATCTAAGCACCTTTACGTCAACACGCTTTAGCACACCGCTAACACGTATCTACTCACAGTTTTATTAAATAATATTTGTCTGTTTATTGTATTGATTTGCCTTACTCGTCTTGCTTTCACACTATCCACGAAACCTTGACCTTTGTGGAGTCATGTGTTATTTTTTATTAAAACGCCCCTGCCAACCAAGGATATTGGCGCGAGTTCCTTGAACGTAGTTATCCGTACTCTTGGGGCTTATTGCGCACGTGGGAATCGAACCCACTAGCTTGTATTATATAAAACATCAAAGCAAACGGAGGAAGTTTTGTTATTTTTTTGCAAGCTGTAATCCTAGCCAAACTGCCCAAAACAAGGGAATTTATGTTTTGAACAACTCAACTTTTGTTGTGTGCATTACCTGCCCGCCAGGCAGGCGGGTAGGGGAATTTCCCCTATTGTTTCTAAATTAGGGCAAGTTGCTTTATCTCATTGTTTTTGTCTGCCCGTCCAGCAGGTGAACCGATATTCAACAGTTTTCCGAACCGTTTTCGCCCTTTTGGCGTGATGAGCGTTTGCAATTTTGCATTGGTTATCGCCCAAATATCATATAAAACAGAATCTTCGTCAAATCTTTCGTCAAGCATTTTTTTGTCTTGGATTCTATACGGCTTTTCCGTTTTTTCGCTACATATTGTAACAACATTGTCTAAATTGACAAAACTGTTGCTATACAAAGGTATTATTGCTCTCATTTTTGCACCCCCTTTCTATAATAGGCTTTAATTAAAACTGCTATGTTAAAAGCCTTTAGTACCAGCAAAATTTTCACATTCCTGCCAGTCTGGCAGACGGGTAATTTGGGATGTTAAATGCCATCTATAAAACGTTCTGTTTTCATACCAACACAATCATCTTGATAGTATAGCGTGTTGACTATTAAATTTAATTGTATTGTTGTTTTATTTATGTTTGTATGTATGGTGTAATCCATTACGCCGTTCAAAAATTTTCCGTCAATGTACACGCCCTCTTCTGAGTGTACTTCCATTGTTGGATAACCCTCTTCTCCACTAATTATATTGATTCCCGTCAAGTTAGGGTTAGTTTTTTTGTATAATGCCGTTCCCATTTTTATCCCTCCTTTCTATCATAACCGCACATATCACACAAATATTGAGTTACCGCTTTTTGGTCATATAGTTGATACTCGTCCGATTTAACCCGCCTGCCAGACCTGCCCGCTCTGCCTCAACGTCCGACACATAAGTTTTTCCTTTCTGTTAGGGCGGACTGCGGACGCTTTATATTTTATAACGCCCACAGTCTGCCTGTTTTGTCAAGTAGCCGTTATTTTATTTTCAAAACTTCTTCCTGCACCAAAACTGCTCCAGGTACAGGCGTTCCATTTTTGATAGATTTTTTGATTGCAATTTTGTCGATAGTCGGCGGCGGTGGCGGTGCATATTTTTTGTATATTTCTGGGATAAGTTCCTTGTTTAGAAACTCAACCTTTGCAGGGTTCGTCTTTATAACTATCGTGAAAAGTGGCGTTTTTATTTCTTTTTTGTTGACGAACTCCATGCTAGTTTTTAGGTCAAATTCTAACCGCTTTTGCCTGTTTTGTAGCATCGCCTTGCGGTGTTCTAACCGTGCCACTTCCGCATCTATACCACAAATATCCGAATCCCATGATTTAAGGATTTTAGCATAACCCTCTGCTTTATCGGATAGGTCGTAATTGAGCAATTCAGTTGTATCTTTGTAGGCTTGCTCGTCAATTTCGTCATTTTCTAGCAAGTCTTGCAACGCCCTAAAATCGGCGGTTATTTCATATAATGTTGCCATATTAGCACCCCCCTAAAATTCCACTACTAAATTACACGTTTCTTGCCAGTCGTATAAAGCATCCGTGCGTTCATCAATGTATTTGATATGTTGAATTTCTTTTGGGATTTCGTAAAACCCCCACAAGTTATCCATTCTATCACGGTAGTAGACCTTGAACGAATAAGTTTTAACATTGTGAAAAGTAGTGTTGTCTCGTGTTTCAAAGCAAGTTCTAACGCCTAGGGCATCTTGCATTTTTTTAGGTTCAACAATATTTTTCAAAATAACCTCTAAACGGTGTTCGTCCAATATAGGTCTTTTAACGTCAACCTCGTAAAACCTAAGTAAGTTGGGAATGTTTCTAAATTCAACTCCCATAACTTTCATTGTTTCAATATTTTGCAATGACTGCATATTTATTCCTCCTGTATGTAGTGGGCAATGAGGGGATTTAATCCCCTCCGCCCTTAAATTTCATCAAAATGGTAAATCCGAGTCTTCCATTTCTTTTTCTTTTTTATCTGCATCGGCGGCATAATCACTTGCCATATTATCATAATAGTCATTTGGTGCAGACGACATATTGCCACTAGTTGCTATGTTGTTAGACTTTACTTTTACTGGCTCGGGTGGTGTTATTGTGCCTAAATTGTACTCGGCAATGGTTGTAATGTATTTAATTCGCATATTGCTCCGTATTTCGCCATTTTTGTTGATGTATTCCTCTTCTCCGAACACGCCACAGCACAGCTTGCCTATTAGACTGTTGGCATCCCAATCCCATTTGAAAGAATCGTTAGAATATTCTATCGACTCTATCAAATGTTTCAAGAACCTTTCACTCTTGATAAGTTGATAGTACATCGGCGGATATTCAGCACTTGCGAAAAATCCTGCGTAATCGCCATTATAAATGTCCAATGTTAAAACCAACATTTCATCGCCTTTTTTGCTCGGCTGAGCGTGTGCCTTGACAATTTGGCAGATATAAGCACCTGCTGGAAGTTTTTCAAATACTCCAGGCTTTGCCGCTTCGATGTTATCCCAGTTATCGGGTCTTGTAAATTTACTCATTTTGTTTCCTCCTCGGTAATATTTAATTTGTAAAACGCTCTTATGCGGTCGTCCACAATTTTCAAATCGTTATCTATATTGACATCTTTGAACATACCTAGCGGCGTTTTTGCTACGTCCAGTCCGCTTGTTTGCGTTTGGAAAACATACTGGTCATCGGTTTTTTTACTTCGCAATACGATTGAAAAGTTGCCCTCAATGCAAACTTTTTGGTCTAACAACCGACCTATCGTTTTTGGCTTGATATTGCCGAAATCGTCTTGCTCCTCGTGCATTATGATGTAAATTGTTTTGTCTTTTGGCGTTCGCACTCTTGCAAAATCTATCAATTTCCAAAACGCTATTGCGGAATCGTCATAAAATTCGTACGTATTGCTGTAGTTGCGTCGGTCTCGCATAAATTGGTTAGTCATAAGGTAACCTGCATCATCGATGATTATTATTTTGCGTTGCGTTTTGTCGATTGCTTCTAAAATTTTATTGTAATTATCTGTGTCGTAAGTTTTAATATCGCTTTCAAACGGCAGAAGTTTCCCTAAAACATTTATTATTGCAACTTCGCCTTTTGAAAAATTGCGTAAACTTGTTGATTTGCCTGTTCCGCTTTTGCCCATTATTAAAATTGGTGTTCCCATTTTTTATGCCCCTTTCAAGGTTAAAATTTTTTGTCTGCCTGTTCAGCTGGGACGTAAGAAATGATTTCCTCGATACCACAGTTGAAGTATTCGCAAATTTTGTTGATAGTTTCAAAGTTAATTCCTAAACTTCGCCTATTGTATAAGTTATGTAGCGTTGTTCGGGAAATCCCTGTTGCATCGTGTAAATCGGCGATTTTTAGTGGCGTTGGTTCGTTTTCCGCCATTTTTCTTGCTAAATTAACACGTATCATTGATTTTACCTCTTTCGAGATTATTTTAATCACAGCATTTTTTAGTGCGTTCGCAGTTAATCACTGTCTCGTTTTGGCTGGTATTCTTGTGCATTCCTCTTAAAAACACGTTATTTATCTGTCTAGCCTTGATAAATAACTCACTTCCATGGTATAGGCTTGCTTTTAGCCATTTAAGACTTTGCATAAGTCCACATTTCCCGCTGTTTTTCTAGGTTCGTTAGCTGTATCGGTTGTCGTTTTTGCTGTAATTTGGGGATTTTTCCCCCTATGGCGTGTACAGGATTTGAACCTGTTGAAATGCCTACATTCACGCCTTTGTTGCTAGTTGTTGCCTATTGTGCCGCTAAAAATCCTTTGGTCAACCATGTAAATTTTTTTACCTCTTCTTCGTCAAGTTTTTCTATGTGTGTTGCCAAAAACTCCAAGATGTCAATGTTGTCGTCAAGTCGTAAAAGTTCCTTAAATTTACTTTTTGTTGTTTTCATGGGATTTTCCCCCTTTCCAATATTTATAATGCTATTTTCAAAAATTTAATTGGTTATCACTCAATAAATACAGTATACATCATGTTTTTAGAATTGTCAATACTTTTTGAAAAATTTTTTTGTTTTTTTTATATTTTTTTTGCTTGATAGATTGACAAGACTGTTGCGTTAAAATATACTGTATTTAGGAGGTGTAAAATCATGGAAATTTATGACCGTGTAAAACTTTTACGCAAGCAACATCTAAATTTATCACAAGAAAAATTTGCTGATAAATTAGGAACAAGTGCATCAGTAATAAAAAACATCGAATACAACCTACTAGCAAACCCAAACCAAAAAGAGCCATTTTACCGCTTAATATGCAGCACATTTAATGTGCGATACGAGTGGCTAATGAAAGGCGAGGGGGAAATGCTGGCAGGTGCGGACGACGAAGTAAAACGAGTAGCAAAACAACACAATTTTGGCGAATACGCCACCGATTTATTGCGGCTAATATTTACAGCAAACAAAGCGGCAAAATTGGAACTGGAAGTAATGTTAGAAGATTATGTAAATACGTGTGTTGCCAAACGCCAAACCGCCGCCAACGTAGGGGCGGATATTATCCGCCCACAACCAACGCCAAACACGCAACCCACAACCGCCGCCGCCGAACCAACCGCCCAACCAACGCAACCACCAACCGAACCGCCTACAACCGCCGCACCAACGCAACAGTCAACCGAACCGCCCACAACCGACATAACAAACCAACTATTACAGCAAATGCAAGCCCAAATGGTGGCAATGCAGGAACGAATGAGCAAGCAAGAGGAACGACACGCCACAGAAATAGCCGAAATAAAGCAACAAAACGCCGCCAAAGATAATAAAATAGCCAAATTGACAAGCGAAAACGCCGAACAAGCCAAAATTATAAACAAATTGCAAGCCGACCGAATAACCCAGTTGGAAGAGCAAGCCAAAAAAACGACTGCCGAACAAAACGCCTTAAGGAAAGAAACAGCACAGCTAAACAAGTCAACGAAACAGCTAAACACCGAAAACAACGCCTTAGAGAAAGACATACAACAATTATTGCAAGAAGAAGAAATGCAAGAAATATTGGACAATATAGGAGAAGTGGCGTAATACCTTATTATCTACCATCAACCCCATATGAAAAAAAGCGGTGGGAAATGTTTTGGAGAAATTTGTTAAAAAAATATCCGCTACGCAACTAATGTTGAATAACGGAACACGACACTCAAAAGTTCTGCCCTAATGCAGTGGATATGGGGGCAATAGGCAAAAATAAAATAAAAAAAATTTCGAAAAGTATTGACACCCACCAAAAAAGGTGGTAATATATAAACATACCAAACAGAGAGGAGGAAAGGCATTGAAAAAAAGGCGAAAAAAGAAGCACAGCAACAATACTGATACGCTTGCGAAGTTGACACTTGTTACTGCACTTACCTGCCTGTCGGCAGACAGGTTACTCTGCTTAATGGTTTGACGATGTTGATTATACGAATACTTGAATTTTTAAGCGAGTAGCAATTTTTAGGGGGTGGGGTCTCATTCTCAGCCCCCTTTTCACTATATCAAAAGCCTTTGTCATTGTCAATATAATTATGATGTTTCTGTATATTTTGCAAATTGTGTTGTCTGTCGCGGGCATTGTTTTATCCACGATAATACTAATCAAACTTGCTCAAAGCGGACTATTAACAAAAAGAAAGGATAAATAAAATGAAGTTGCGACAAATACGCATACAAAAAAAGTATAGCGTTCCTTATTTATCTGAATTGGCGGATGTACCAATACGCACCATTGAAAATATTGAAAAACGTAACAAATGCACTATTTCCACCGCCAAAAAACTAGCCGCCGCCCTAGCCGTATCACTCGATGAACTTTGCCAAGATTAACCGCCACAAACTAAAGGGGTGGAAATCGACCCTTTACATTGAAAAAGCCCCCACTTCTGTAAGTGGGGGTAACGCTGAAAGGAGCAACAAATTAAATATTATGCTAAACACAATATATACAATCGT